TCAACGCCGAATACGCTCGCATCAATCGGTGGAATCACGGGTTCGCGTACGTCGAAACCGCAGCTAGCGGTGACTTCGACGTCACCAATCTTCGCATAGCAGACGGCGGTATCGTGCGAGGTGGGTGAATGCCCAAAGACCTATTTTGCGAACTACGCGACGCACTCAAGGCTGAACACCCTACGCTGTCCATCTCGGTGCGTAGGTGCCGAGTCTCAAGCACGGTTTGCGGATATTGTCGGCGGATGCCGGATCACTTCCTAATCCGCATCTCTTCGAGCCTCACGGAGCAAGAGCAACTCGATACGCTAATCCACGAAATAGCCCATGCCGCAAGCTGGATTGAGTGGGAAAATACGCAACAACACGGGCCGCTTTGGGGGCTTGAGTACAGCAAAGCGTATCGCGTATACGAAAAAATCGTTTCTTCGGAATAAATTTTTCTTAATGTTTTCATTGGTCAAACGCACTTTTCGGCCGAAAACTACTAAGTTTATAAATTAGTAGTCTTGCGGCGGTTTTTAGTTGCCGATATTCTCTGTACATCGCTAGCGGGTGCTAGCAAGTTTCTCAAGTAAAGGGTTAAGCAGATGAAGATTACAACAGCAGATTTCAACGCAGCAAAGAATCAAGTCAAGACAGTGGGTGTTGCTGACACCAGTCTCGCACACAGAGTAGCGATCGAAGTTTTGACAGTCCGTTGCCCGCAAGCATCTGCTGAATTGATCGGGGATATGGCTTGGCAAGTTGTGCTATCTGCACGCTAGCCAACTGACGAGCCGGGAACGGCGAAACCGCTTCGGCGGTCTTGGTTTTAGTCTTTAGTTTTCTTGGGAGGGTTGAGAGATGGGTATTCATCAGTACATCAACGCGAATTCGGCTTACGAACACTCGCATTTAGTCGCACGCGACTTGATGGAGAAGGTAAGCGAGTTGCTTTCGGATATGCTTCCACCAGATAACGACGTGCGTGAAATCAACTGGGCGGACGTGGGCACCGTCAACGAAGTGAACAGCAAACTAATCGAACTCGTCGAGTTTCTAGGGGGTAGCAAGTGAGCGGCATCCACGACCACTACAACGCACAGATCAACACGGCCTCAATGCTACTCGACGCAATTGCACAGCAGCTAGATTTGATGCCGGACACGCAAAAAGGCGATCACGTTGGGCATGCCCATCTAGGCAAGATGATCGAGTTGTCGCTGACGCTTTCAAGGGCGTCGCATGAGTTGCACAAGTTTTTGGACTTTATTAGGAGGGATGGGAAAGATGAGTAGCGAAGGTTTCAAGAATGTTCCCGGCGTGCCGGATGGCTGGGAGTTGGTGGCGTTTCGGCGATTGATGTTCGGGGATTGGTATGTCGGTTCTACAGGAAAACCGGAGCGATGGGTGCAGGTATCAGCCTCTGTAAATGTTTATGCAATCATCCGCAAGATCGAAGTGCCCAAAAAGTACCGACCGTTTGCGAATGGTGCGGAATACATTGCAAAGCGTCGAAACGCAATTGCGGTGGATTGGAAGTCAGGCGATACGGATGGTTTTTACGCTGTTGTCTCTGCAAACAAGATGTTTGTTTGGGTTGCTTTCGGCAAAGACGTTGAGGTCTTCGGCTGGCAGCAGGCTTTTGAAAAGCTTGTATTTCGACACGCTGACGGCTCTACATCTCCATTCGGAGTGGAGGTGACACAGTGAACGACACAGCACGGCTAGACACAACACAGCCATTAGCATGGGTGCAAGCGATCCGCAAAGCAGCATCCTTAGAGGGCGTAACGCTCAGTGAATTTGTAGGCGAGGCTTGCCTAGATCGAGCGGCAAGGATCACAGGCGAAAAGCCTAAAGACCTACGCAAGCAGCTAGGCGAACGAGTGCGAAGGGGTGAGCGATGAAACTATATCAGCCGGTGGAGCTTTACTTTGTTCGCTACATCCGCAACGGTGACGACATAATCACATCGACGCGAACAATAGCGACTGGAATTCCTGCGGGGATTACGGCGGGTGAAATGACGACGTTTGTTGAAATCAAGTTCAAGGAATTGTTCCTTGACGGTTTCGAGTTTGATGACATTCAGTTTTTGGAGGTGTAGCATGGCCTTAATTGCCTTAATCGTCGGTTGTCTTGGTTTAGGTTTCGCTGCGGGTGTCGCTGCGATCCTGTTTGCTGGTGTAACGCATTGCGACGATTGCGAGTAGAACATGGCTGACAAACTTTGCGACAGGTGCGGAGTTAAGCCAAGAGTCCGCGACGAGAAGTATTGCAACAATTGCAAGCTCGCCGTTTTGAGGCAACTTGCGAAAGAAGGTTACCTGGAAGAATCGAAAGAGATTCGCAGGGCTTGGAATAAAGGAATGAGGGATCGTAAGTGCTTGCCGATGCACGCAGACTTGCGAACGCAGGACGAGAAGGATTTCGACGACGATGAACTTGATGCTATCTGACCTTTGCGAGCTTGGCACCGTGCTAAGCGTGGTCGGGTTGTTTCTGTGGTTTTTAATGGGAGGTGAGTAGGATGAATAAAGATAAGAACGGGCGGGAGTCTGCCTTTCCAAATGATTGGGACCTTGGACTGACAAAGCGTGAGTGGTTCGCTGGAATGGCGTTGCAGGGGCTATTGGCTTGCGACAACGTATCCGGCGGCCCGATGGTGCTTGCAACTGAGTCTTTGCGTTATGCAGACGAGTTGCTCAAGCAACTCGCAGAAAGCGACGGTGCGAAGTGAACTGGTGCTTTTGGATCAAGATTAGCTCCGACGAAGGGCAAGCGATGGCGTTCCGTCGCTTCCCTCAAACGCACGCAAGGGAACTTTGCGATGCGGCATTAAACAAAGAGTTCGAGAGCATGCGTGACGCTGGTTTTACGGTCGATTGGTCGGCAATCGATCCCGGTGGAATGCAGGAAATTTACGACATGAATACCGAGATGTTCAAAGCATTCGGTGAGGAGGTAAGGTTCTAATGAAGATCAACAAAGGCAAGCAATCGCGTTCGCGTCGAATGCTTATTTACGGCGAGCCGGGTGTCGGCAAGTCAACGCTGGCGAGTCAGTTTCCGCATCCGCTGTTTCTCAATATGGAAGACGGCATCGGGGATATTGAGTGCGATTCGACGGACGTAATCCGCAGCTATAAAGAGTTTCAGCAACTCTTAGCGATGGAACTTCCACAAACTGATTACGCTACAATCGTGATCGACACGGTCGATTGGCTAGAGAAGTTGCTGATGCTCGAAGTCGCATCGGCACACGGCAAGAAGACCATTGAAGATATCGGATTTGGCAAGGGCTATCAATCCTTGGCGAAATCATGGCAAGACGTATTCGCCGGGCTGACCTACCTTTGGAAACAAGGTCGGAACATTGTGCTGACTTGTCATGAGACGATTGACAAGTTCGCCGATCCAGAGGGAGACGGCTACAACTACTACCGGCCTGCTTTGCATCGCGTTGGCTCGGCTTGCGTGAGTGAATGGTGCGACGAGGTTTTGTTTTGCAAACATCGACGCATCGCACGTAAAGCGGACGAAGGGAAGCGAACGGTAGCGGCGAAGGGGGATCGCGTCATCGTTTGCAATAACATGCAAAGCATCGAAGCGAAAAACCGTCTCGGCATGCCGGATGAAGTGCCGATGGAAATCGCGTCCTTTTATCCGTATTTAACCAAAAACGAGATCAGGCCAAGCGGCAGCGTAGCCGCATCGGTGGTTGATCCGGCCAGTGAAATTCAGTTTGGAGAATAGCAATGAATATCGATTTTGATTTGGATCAATACGAAGCATCTCGTCCAGTGGGTGTATTGCCTGAGGGCAAGTATCAGGCAGTCATTACGACGACGACCGAGAAGACCAGCAAGTCAGGCTCTCGTTATGTGGAGCTTGAATTGGAGGTGATTGCAGGTGATTACCAAGGGCGTAAACTTTGGGATAACCTGAATCTATGGCATCCCAACGACAAACCCCGCGACATCGCACGAAGCACGCTCAAAGCGATCTGCGAAGCGATTGGGCGCAAGGTGTCAGACACTTCGCAGCTTTGCAACTACCCACTCTTGCTAAGCGTTGGTGTTGAGGATAACACCTACAACGGCACAACGTCGAAGGTTAATCGCGTTAAGGGCTACGCAAAGTTAGAGCGAAGCGTACCGCAACAATCACAAGTACCAGCTGCTCAACCTCGACAGGATGGGCAGGGGCGGCCTTGGTAGTCAGTCAGTTAATCAGTTTCAGTTTTGTTTGTTTGTTTTTTGAAAGGTTTGACATGTTACGTTTTGTTTTGTCGATTGCGTTGGCTTTGTTTGGTTCGGTTGCTTCGGCACAGACTCCTTTTCCGGTGCGTACGGTGCTTGCTGGTCAAACGGTTTTCGTTCCAAAAGGCGATTACCTTTTGACACGGCAAGCGGTAGTGAGAGTCGGCGGTAAACTGATCCTCGAAGCTG